AAGGAGCCAAGCCGGCTGACTGCAAACTCCTGACATATAATTCATGGAGATGTTATGCATAGCAAGAAAGACGCGGCTCCTCCCCTGCCTGAAGGCAGGGGTCTCCGCCGCGCAGAAAAACGATGACAAAGCGGCGCAGGAGCGGTTCGACGAAGAAATTGACGAGCTTTTCGATAGCTAATTCGTGCCAAGGGGGCTGCAAATAGGTTTGACATGTGCGTCGGGACGGCGTAATCTATCTCCCTCACCATCGCCGGCCACATTTTTGGCGATGCATTATTTAGTAAGGTCAATTTGAACAATGAGCAGCGATAGCACGTCAACTCTTGGCTCCCTTTCTCCTGACGACAAGAAGAAGTTGGACGATACCATTCGTGCTGGCTTGAAAATCTTGCAGGAAAAATGCGATCTTTCTGATGGATTGAAGGATTTGGTCACAAATGTTGCGGGTGAATTGGGCATTGAGAAGAAGGCACTGAGTGTCGCCATCACCACCGCCTTCAGGAGCACCCTGGCGAAGAAGCGCGAAGAGATGGATACCGTCGAGGATATCCTGGCGGTCACCGGCTACGCCTGATCCGCGCAGGGGCCGCGCGCGCTGCCGGGCATAATCAGGCATAATCGGGCCTAAGCGGGCCTGAACCGGCAGCACTCCCTCCCCTCACATTCCGGGATACACAGCAACGTGAAACGTGATATGGATTTGGTGTATCGGCTTCTCGCCGATATCGAAGTCAAACCGAATTACGACGGACTGACTGACCAATTGGTCAGCAAGGCGAGTGATTTCGGCATCAAGCCATCCGAACAGGTTGCCCATGAGGTTTTCCGGTTCCATCTGGTCCTGCTGATCCGGAACGGTTTCATTGACGGTGACCATACTTCCGGAAATTTTGTGATCAAAAGCCTGTCCTGGAAAGGGTATGATTTGCTCGACCGCCTGCGTGGTGAGGACAACGGCGACCGTTACGGCGACCATTACGGCGACCACAGGCTGTGGAATTTCTGAAAATAGGAGTGCAAAATGCGTGACTATTGGTCGTGCCTGAATTCACGCGAGCGGTGGCTGTCCGTCGCGCTGGTGTTTTTCATCATTCTTTGGGCAATCACGCTCGCAGCACGTATTCTGGCGGCCATGTTGCTTGTCGGCGCCGTGTGGGGAATCATTGCCGGCATTCTGTTCATGTCCCTTACGAGTGAGAATAGATAAATATGGCAAATGATTTGGCTGAACTGGTCGCCGAAGACCAGGACAAGGCGCTGCTGATCCTGGTCGCCAAGCGGCTGAACAGGCTTGCCAAGGCGGCCATCAACGGCAATTATGCCGACAGCGACGTGTCGGTTGTTGTCGAAAAATGGACGGACGCAATCCTGTGGGATTTCGCCATCGACGCCATTGAGGGCGCGGGCGACGTTTACGCCACCGCCGGGACGTTTGAGCTTCCGGAGACCGGGATTCAGCCGGGCAAGTGGCCCAACATTTAAGCTGTTTCTGGAAATGAGTTAAAATGTACGTTGACGCAATTTACGACCGGGAAAACGATTGCATTCAAATTGCCGAACGGATCGACGGAAAGCGGAAAATGCTTTCCGTGCCTGCCGAGCACGTGTTCTATTACGAGCATGCAAACGGCACCCACCGGACCATTTTCGATGACTGCTGCAAGAAATTCAGCAGTTCAAATATCAAAAAATTCCGTGGTGAACTGTCCAGGATGCGAAAGGCCGGCACGAGAATCTTCGAGAGCGACATCAATCCGGTGTTCCGCGTGCTTGCGTCAAAGTATATGGGCGCCGACACCCCGAAGCTGCACATTTGCTTCTTCGACATCGAGGTCGATTTCGATCCGGAAAAAGGCTTTGCCCCGCCGGATGACCCCTTCAACCCGGTGACCGCCATCTCGTTCTATTTGAGCGATACGGAAACCATGCATACGTTGGTGCTGTGCCCGCCGACGTTTTCCATGTCGGATGCACAAGCCATCGTCAATGAATTTCCCGACACCATACTGTTTGATGATGAAAAGCTGTTGCTCAAAACCTTCCTGGACATGATTGAGGACATCGATTGCTGTGGGGGCTGGAATTCTGAGGGGTATGACGTGCCTTATCTGGTAAATCGCGTCGCCAGGATCATCAACAAGAACGAGACGCGGCGTTTCTGCCTGTGGGACCAGTTGCCGCACCTGAAGGAATATACAAAGTTCGGACGCATTTTCAAGACCTATGAGTTTGTCGGACGCGTTCACCTTGACTATCTTCTCCTGTACCAGAAACACAATACGCAGCAGCAGCATTCTTACCGGCTGGACTTCATCGGCGAAATCGAGGTTGGGGAAAACAAGACGCCGTATGAAGGAACGCTTGACGACCTATACAAAAAGGATTTTCAACGGTTTATTGAGTACAACCGCCAGGACGTGATGCTTCTGGTGAAAATTGATAAAAAGCGCAAGTTTATTGAACTGGCAAACCAGATTGCCCATGGCAACTGTGTGCTGCTGAAAACCACGATGGGATCGGTTGCCCTGGTGGAACAGGCGATCATCAATGAGATGCACAAGCTTGGCCGCGTCGTGCCTGACCGCAAGCCTCGGGAGGATGACAGGGAAGACCGGTCCGAACGCGATGGGGATGACGATGATGATGACGACGGAGAGGATGTCCGGACGCCGGTTGTCGGCGCCTATGTCGCGAAACCAAAGGTTGGGCTGAATTGCCAGATTGGCTGCGTCGATATCAACTCGCTGTATCCATCTGCCATCCGTGCCCTGAACATGTCCCCGGAGACCATTGTGGGGCACGTCAGGCCGGTCGCGACGATGGCGCTGGTCAGTGCCCGCATCGCCGGGGGAACGCCGCGTGCGGAAGCCTGGGACGGTCTGTTCGCCACGCTCGAAGTCCATTACATGCAGGATCAGACGGATGACCTGCTGACCGTCGATTTCGAGGACGGCCGTGAGGTTGAAATGACGGGCGCCCAGCTATACCAGCATGTGTTTGAGCCGGCGAACAGTCTATGCATCACCGCCAACGGGACGCTGTTCAGGACGGACAAGGAAGGAATGATCCCTGCCCTGCTGGCGACGTGGTATGCGGACAGAAAAAGCATGCAATTACGTGCAAGGGAATACGATCACAAAGCCCACGAAGCAACTGATTCAGAAAAAAAGGCAGAGTGTCAAGCTCTCCATACGTTCTGGGACCAAAGGCAATATGCCAAAAAAATACTACTGAATTCGCTATACGGGGCGTTGCTTAACAATGCGCTAAGATTTTTCGATGAGCGGGTAGGTCAGTCGGTTACGTTAACCGGGCGTTCTATTGTAAGGCACATGAACGCTAAAATAAACGAAATTATTACCGGAGAATATGACTATCAAGGCGCCGCAGTCATAGCGGCCGATACGGATAGCTGCTATTTCTCTGTTTACGAAATCTGGAAAGACGACCCGGCTTATGCGGATTTTGATTGGTCCCGTGAAAACGTGATCGAACTTTATGATGCGATAACTGACCAAACGAATGCGACATTCACCGAGTTCATGCAGCGGTCATTCAACACATCGGCCGGGCGCGGGAGCATCATCAAGGCAGGACGTGAACTGGTGGGTTCCACCGGGCTGTTCGTAAAAAAGAAAAAATATGCCATCCTCATGTATGACAAGGAAGGCGAGCGTCTTGACGTGAACGGCAAGCCCGGCAAGCTCAAGATTATGGGGCTTGATCTGAAGCGGTCCGACACACCCAAGAAAATGCAGGTGTTCCTTGAAAGGTTGCTGATGGACGTGCTGACCGGCAAGCCACGGGATGAAATGTATGGGGACATCAGGACATTCCGCGTCGCTTTCAAGGTGTTGCCGGCATGGGAGAAAGGCAGCCCGAAGAAAGTGTCCAACCTGACAAAATTCACCGGTCAGGTGGCGAAGGCTGCCGGAATTGGCATCATGGATGCCGGCAAGGATGGCAAGGTCAATCTGCCGGGGCATGTCCGGGCATCGCTGAACTGGAATGCGCTGTGCGGCGCCAATCACGACATGTATTCGCAGCGGATCACGGATGGCACGCGGATCATCGTCTGCAAACTGCTGCCGAACGCGACCAAGTTCACGTCGGTGGCCTATCCCATTGATGAGCCGCATTTGCCGCCGTGGTTCAAGGCGTTGCCATTCGATGGTCCGGCGATGGAGTCAACGATTATCGACGCTAAAATTGACAATCTCGTTGGCGTACTGAATTGGGACCTCAGCCAAACGCAGGACGTGATGGGCGAAGAATTCTTTTCATTCGGATAATTTGCATTTGGAAAAAATTGAATGAACCTTAGGATATCATTGTGTTTTCTTGCCGCCGTCATGCTCCTTGTCATCGTTGGCGGAACTCTGGGGGCAATGCGCCTGTCGGAGCGGGGCGCAAGGGTGTTGCCCGAGGGCTACCGGCCGCCACTTGCCACCGATGGATGTCCGCGATGAACGGCATCGGCAACACCGAAAAGGCCATTCTGATCATTGCGGCAATTATCGTCGCCGGATTGCTGTGTTGGGCGGTGATAACGCCCTTTGCCGTGCCGGCAGGCAACGGCAGCCAAGTACCTGCCGTGACGCAAAATACGTCCTGCATCCTGTTTTGATTTCTTGCCCGCTTGCGTTGTTTCTTCGGCTGTGATATAGTTATCTTATTCAAATGCGCCGATTAACGGCGCTATTTTTCAGAGCGAGTTATATTTAAAATGCGCGAAATTCTTGGTGACATTGTACACCAATCTGCATCCTTGTTTGAAGTGATCAAAATTACTGGCACGGATGAACTGACTAAAATTCAAGCCGTTGATAAGGACAAGACATTATTCCTCCAGGGATCGCTAAAGACCCCAATAGAGGAATTCAAGGGCGAATTCGGCATTGGCAATCTCAGTCTGCTAAGTGGTCTACTGATTTTTGCCAGCTACAGAGCAGACGGCGCGACCTTCAAGGTGAAGCGTGAGGTGAAAATCAACGCCGAGACAGTGACACAGCTTCAGTTCCGTGATGTCAACGGCACCGGCTCCAACTTCAAAACGATGGCAGCGCATCTGGTTGGCGAGCAGGCGGTTGTGACCAATATCCCCTGGAATGTCCAGGTCACGCCGAACAAGGCAAGAACGGCAGAGTTTGCGCAACTTGCCGGACTCTATGGCGAGGTTGACAAGACCTTCGGTGTGCAGACCATTAATGGCGCGCTGGTGCTAAGCATTGGTGACGCCAATGATTCGACGCACAGCGCCAACCTGATGTATGCCGCTGATGTGGACGGCGAACTCAAGGGCGATCTCAGCTTTGATACCTCCAAGTTCCTGTCGATTCTGAAACTGGCGGGCGCCAATGAAACCGTGATCAGCATCACGTCAAAGGGCGTGCTTGGCGTCAAGGTCACCACACCGTTTGCCGTTTATGAATATTATCTTCGCGCCAAGCGGTGAAATTATTTTTATCAGATACGCCGTAAAACCCCGCCATTCATGGCGGGGATATAAGGCGGCTTTCTTGCTAAATAGCTATTGACAGCAGGGCCGAGCGATCGTAAAATTAGCCCATCGAAAGGCGGAACCAACGCGATGGCTTACGGCAAAACACCGGACAGTGATGGTCTCGAACGGCGCATGGTCGATCTCGGACGCGCGCCCGTCACCTCCGAGCTTGCCAAATTGCGAGCGCTTTGCATCGCCGCCACCAATACCATCGCACGCAGCGTTTGGCCGAATTCCATTCTCGATGATATGCCGTCCGGCAAGCAACTCGACAAAGCGATGGCCAAGGTGCAGTCTGCCCAGCGCGGCACGCTCAACGCGGTCTGGGCTGAAAAATGCCGGCTCACCGCAAAAGACGCCGTCATTGAACAACACGAGCGGGCAATCAAATGCCTGTTCGGCAAA